CACTTATCACCAAATGATTTTAAAACTCCATCAATCTTTTCTCTAGTTGCTTCTCTATCAATTACGGAAAACCCAGCGTGCGATGTTTTTATAATAAGACCTGGTCTTTTTTCTTTTGGTAGATATTGAAATACGGTAGCAAATGTTTTAATTGCCATACCAATATCTTTTCTATCTTGTCCTAATGAACCTTTTAACCAATGTCCTACAATAAGAAAGTTAAAATCTTCTTTTACATTTGCTAATACATCGTTACCACTTCCTTTAGAAAATATTTCAGTATCAACTCCTTCCAAAAGAACTTCGATTGGCTTTCCCACTTTAATCTCACCAACAATCTGTCCAGTTGCTTGGTCTTTTTGTTGATATACAGTTCCTCCTAAATTTTGTTTTGTAAAATTAGATGGTACGATAATTAAATCCATTTTGTTAGAACCATCAATAAAATCTTTTGGCGCAATCGTAGTTTCAACACCAGCAGTTACACCGATGTTATAATGTCCTTTTGGCTCAAACTCATTAGCTACTGAAACTTGCATAAAGATATCAGGCTTTTGTTCGATACTACCAATTACTCTTTCGAGCATCCATCTTCCAAATTCAGATGAACCATCTACTTGATTTTGTGGAGTGTTACCCCATCTCAAAGGTATAATCTTAATATCATACTTATCCATCTTGCGCAGGGATTTCATTAAATCTCTACAATGGTCTCCATAACCACTTCGTGTAAATATAGGTCCTTGAAATACTAATGTTGGTTTCATTTATATAACTTATTTAATTTTAAATACTTCGAATCTTTCTCTTGGTTTCCAATTTTCAAAAACCGATTCGATTCCGTTTTCTAATTGTTGACACATATTTGTATGTGTTAATCCCATTTCTCCGATAAATGCTTCTCTACCCACTAATGCGTTTGCTTTACGGACTTCTTTTGGTGTGTTGTACACATCTTCAATTGCTTCTGCAACTTCCTCTATATCAACTCTATCATCCCAAATATAAGGTGTTGGTACTGAACCTGCTAATGCTAATGCTCTACTCCATACAGGTCTAGCCCAAGGACCTGGTTTAGCTTTTTCTTCCCACTGTCTCCATTGGTGAAGCGAACCAATCTTAATGTAATCATCGGCTGTTAGTAACTTACCATCAACTTCAAATCCACATTGGTCTTGTAATCCACCGGTTACATTTACAATGATTGGAGTTCCAGCCATTATCGATTCTGCCGTTGCTAATCCAAATCCTTCGTTGTTAGCTATATTGATTGTTGCATCTGCTATATTGTAATTCCAATTCAATTCATTTTGCAATCTTCTCTTTTCAGAAAATATGATATTACAATTAGGTGCTACTGCATCAATTACCGCAGGTAAATCAGTTCCGTTTTCATCAACAGGTTGTGTATGCATTACCAATACACATTTATCTGCTTTTTCTTTACCAATCTTATCACAAAACTTTTGGAATGCTACGATAACATCAGCAGGTTGTTTTCTTCTGATATTACGATTACTCCAATATAGAACAAAATCATAATCCTTGCCACCTAAAATTTCTTTACGATATTCAACAGGTACTTCTTCCGGTTTGTATATATTGGTATTGATACCATGTGGTACATAACTAACTTGCCAATCCTTCTTAGGTTTCCAAGTTGGTTTAGTATCCAATGCTGATAATCTTTTAATGATACCATAGGTTTGACGAGAGATACAACCAATCCAATCACAACTCTCATAGTAGTTACGATTATATAATGGGTCTGGTAAATCATCCCAAATTGCGTAAAAAAGAATTGGAACATTTTGTCTGATTTCGTGTTCGATATCATACAACCATGTCCAATAACGAGGGTCAGTAAAGTGTAAGATGGCATCCGGTTGTTCCGTATTGATTAGTTGTCTAATCAAATCTGCGTTACCATAACCATTCCAAGGAAGTATTTTTAAGGAAGCATCTTCTACTCCATAGTTCTTTTGGATATCTTCGCTTAAATCTAAAATCTTACCAGCCTCAGGGTGATTAATTGCGGCTCCTACTTGAAACCAATCATATTTGTGTATAGTACCTAATACTAACTCTTTGGACATTGTGGCAATACCACTTGCCATTCTTAAATCATCTGATAGTAATAGGATTTTTTTCTTTTTTGCCATAACTTATTTTTGCATTAAAATTGTGAACCTGATATTTGTAATTGTAAGTACTCATTCATTTCATTTCTAAAATCTTCATCTTTAACATATCTTTCAACTGTTCTATTTACCAGCTTTTGTAATGTTACATCAGAATCAAAGGAAACTTTTTTAAATGATGAATATACATCTTTCAATATCTTCACAGTTGTAAGTTTTGTGTTTTCTTGAATCATTGTCTTGTATATTTAATATATTTGTATATATAAGTATATACAAAAATAAAAAAACAATGATTTTTTATAAAGTTTTTTTAGGAAGCTTTACCATCACAAATACCCCTACTCATAAACTCACACCACTTACAATTCTTTTTAGATGTTCCGGGTACTTTAGGGAATGGAATATCTTTAAATGTACCATCATCATTAAATACCGTATTAACAAATTCTACGAACTCATCATATACTTTAGTAACGGATGGTGCTCCATTTGCCGGAATGTGTTTAGATACATAAGGAATTGGAAACGCAGAATCTTCAGGAAGTTTTCTACGCATAATTTGATATTCTACTCTAATCTTTTGTAATGGAATATTAAATAATTCTGAATAGTATTTCTTATAAAGTAGTATTTGTGCATTCTTAAACTTATCCGCCTTTTGATATTGATTCCAACCCATTGTTGAAGTCTTAAGGTCAATGATGATGATTGAGTTCTCAGCCATATCTCTTAATACAATATCAATAAATCCAATGAAGTTTACACCTTCTTTGATTTTAGCGTTCAAAGGAATTTCAATACCAACCAATTCATAGCCGGATTTTGAATAAAACTTTTGCATGTTCTTAGTCAACCATGCTAATATTCGTCTACCATCTCCATAAAATTCTTCTAATTCTATTTGAGTACAAGGAGTTCCTTCACTAAGAGAATCCTTCTCCTTAGTAAAAGCATCCTTCATTTTTTCTAAAAGAAGTTTATCTAAATTAATTTCATCTGCTTGCTTTTTAGAAACACCATACATAACCGAAAGGTAATGTTGAATTGTTTCATGCATTCCCGTACCGAAGATTGTGTGAATGTTACCAGAACTCTCACCCAATTTATCTATGTAGTTTAATTTGTATTGTTGTGGACATGAACTCCACATACTATATTGTGAAAATGATACTTTAGCCATTATGTTGTTTTATTGTATAAAGATACGAAAAATACCCGAGTATACCAAATTAAACTTTGAGTTTTAACTTAGTAATTTCTTTTGGATTTGTACCATAATTTTCTGCAATTTCCTTAATATGTAACTTACCATTTGTAGTTTCATAAAGTATTTTCAGATAATCTTCCGCTTCTGATTTGGATACTTCGTACTGCCTTGCTACCAATTCTACAATCCAATCTTCATACTTTTCAGATGAAGTTGGTTTCATATACTTTAAAAAAGCCCGTGTTTTGGGGATGATACCAATTAATGCCAAATACATTGCTTTAGGTGGTGCCTCCTGAATATATGGTTGTATATCTGCAATTAGTTCTATCCACTCAGGTTTCATAGAAAGAAAACGGAGTATCAAATAGTTACTCCATGTCTTTCTATCACTCTCATCAAGCGTGTCCCAATATTTTGGGTCTTTCTTATCCGTAATTGCGTTTAGATGGTCGAATAATGTTTTAGCCATATTATGCTTCTTCTTCTACTTTTAAACCCGGAGGTAATAATTCATTAAGTACTTCACCACAATCTCCACAAAGAAATAGTTCAACCGGCAGTACTTCATCTTTTGGTTTACCAGTTAATAACTTTGAAATTCTACGGAATCCAAACCCTTGTACGAAAATCTCACCACCACATTTCTTACATCCGATTGCTTCTGTTTTTTCTAATGGAATTGGTTTTTCTTCTTGTCCTCCGATTGGTTGCCCACCTGCTCCTAAAATGTTTGCCATTATATAATATTTAAAATTTGAATTAATGTAGCTGCTGCTATAATTTCTTTATCAATAGCAGTTGCTGATTTATTTACCCCATCGCCTAAAATTAAAATCACATTTGATGTGTTCTCACCACCATAATCCTCTACATTATCATACAAAGCTGTATATAAATCGGTAAAGTCTTTTGATTTAGAATCTATAAGAGCCTGTCTTACTTTCATATATTTATTTCTCTTATCATCATTTGATTTTAAGATATCAATAATTTTATTTTTATAATCATTCTCTAATAGATTTTGTACATCTACCTGTAATTTACCTTTGTTTGAATTTAGTTGACAAGTATTGATAACCTTACGAATATCAGGATAAGCTGCGTCAATAATTGGAACTAAATCCTTAACTTCAAATTCTACATTCTCAGATTTTAAAATTTTACTAACTTGTATTGCAACATCCTTTTTAGTTGGTGGTATGATTTGAAATGATTGACATCTACTTTGAATTGGTTCAATTACTTTATCAACATAATTACAAGTTAATATGAAACGACAATGTGCTGAAAATGTTTCCATTAAGTTTCTTAATATAGCTTGTGATGGCTGTGACATATAATCAAACTCATCCAAAAGAATAATCTTAAATGGTTTGAATCCCATAGAAGATGCGAAGTTCTTTACTTTGTTTCTTACAGTCTCAACGTTATTCTCATCCGATGCATTGATAACCATATAATCACAATCAATTGATTTTACAATTAATTTTGCTAATGTAGTTTTACCAGTACCCGCTTTACCATATAATAATAAATGCGGAATTTCACCATTTTCCAAATAACCCTCTACTTTTGATTTTAGATGTTCGTTACCTACATAATCAGAAAGTTTTGATGGGCGATACTTCTCTACCCACAAATTATTATTTACTTTTTCTTCTGTTTGTTCTATAAACATATTTTATTTTTTTATTTTCCAGTTGAACCAAATCCACCTTCACCTCTTTCTGAATCTGAAAGTTCTTCCACTTCTTCAAATTCTATTTGTGGATGTGGAATAATCATAATTTGTGCAATTCTATCACCTACTTTATAAAAGTTAT